GGGACACGTAATAGCAGAATGCACAAAATTTTCTTCCCCAGTGGACAAATCTTTGTGCAAAATGTCAATAGACACAAAATATAGTACCCACGCCCCGTAGGGTAGGGGAGTACAGCAATTTTTACAATGTAAATAGCAACATATACAATAAACAACCCCCTCTACCGAGGGGGTTGTTGTGGTTAAATAGCAGCAGTGGAAATTTGTTGAATGTTTGTAGGGTCGCCTAGTTTTGAATACTTTGTAGGGTCAAAGCCGTTAATAAAACCGAACGTACAGTTGCCCGCCCCAAACTGTACACCTGCTGTGTATGCGGGTGTTATATTCCACCCAGAAAGCCTAGTAATAAAGCACCACTCCGACCCGACAAATACAGCTGGCGCGTTTTCTCCGTGCAGGGTGTTGCGCGATACCGTGATATCGTCCACGATGGTTCCAATGCCGTCGGAGATTTGAATTGGACGCGGTACATCAATAAAAGTACAATGACTGATAGAAACTGCCCGAGACCCCCCCTCAATGTAAATGCCATTCATTGGTGCCGTCGCAAGGAACTGACATGTATTGATAATAGCCGTTGATGCTACTAGGCGTATGCCGTATAATGCAGCGTTACTATAGCTGTTTAGAATATGTACTGCGCCATGAAGACAATTTGTCAAGTAAATACCTGTTTGCGGGCACTGGTCTGCAATGAAACCATCAATCAGAATGTCCCAAACCGTTGATGGTTTCGAGGAGGCGTTAATCCATATGCCATTGGAATTGCTGCATTCGCAGTTGCTGATATAAATATCTCTAATGTCGTTAGAAGAATCAGCAAGGAACATCCACCTATCCCCTGTAGCACTGCCGAGGCTGGAAATGCAGTTTTCTGCGCGGAAAGAGGCGTTACCGGAGATACCAGTTGCACCCGTGGAACTCTCTACTAAATGATAACTTGTAATAGGCTTAGAGGTTGTAAGGGCAATATCATGTATAATATTACGTACCTGCAGATTGACAGTATGCGCACACTCTACCACTTTGCGGCAACCGATTATAAACATATCCTCAATGAAGAATCGCTCAGAATACTGCGAAGTAAAAGCCGCGTCTACATCATCGGTTGCACCGATAATAACGCCATTGCGAAAAATAGTGCGCTCTACATGGGCTGTATTACTGCCGTTAAAAATGAATTTGCTGTTGGCAGTAGTGAGCTTAATAACACACCCCTGCAAATCGTATGTTGTGTGCGGTTGAAGATAAATATTATTACTTACAATGTATGTAGTATCAGTGCCCAGTCCAGCATATGTAGCAGGACGACCAAACTTTACTGTACCCTCATAGCCGGAGAGATAATTGCTGACAGCAGACCCTAAATCACCTTCATAATTAAACCAGTCAACCAGTACAACGCTATCAGCCATCTTGATTGTGCCGGTGTTTGCTTTACGGAAATGACAGCTAGCACCGGCAATCGGTGCGGCGATGGTTACTGTGCATGAGGTCGCTATCAACATTGCGTTGTACGCAAAATAGGAACCGGTCAGTGTGACGTCCTGTGTAATATTGTATGTACCATCCGGGAACAGCAGTGGAAGACCGGATGCAATAGCCTGTTTAATTGCCGCCGTATCATCCGCTAAGCCGTTGCCTAATGCACCGTAGTCCTTAACGTTAGCAAATGCACCAGAGGATTTGTCCTCGATCTGTTTTTGTAATTTTTTATCTGCCTCAATACGGGCCTGTGTCTCATTGTCAATATCCGTCTGAAGCTGGGTGTCGGCGTCCTTCCGGGCCTGTGTCTCATTGTCAATAGCCGTCTGTAGCTGGTTGTCGGCGTTCTCTCTGGCCGTTTGTTCCGCGTCAATAGCCGTCTGTAGCTGGTTGTCGGCATTCTCCCGAGCCGTTTTCTCTGCGCTCAAGCCCTCATTAAATGCGGTGATAAGGTAGTGCAGAACTTCATTTGTGGAGCTGCTGACGCAGTTGGAGCCGGGCACGTAAGCATCACCGGCGATCATTGCTCTTGTGACACGTACCAGCGCCCCGTTTACCCAGACAAGATCGTTGACCGCTCTATCCGCTGTCGCGGTGGGGCTATGCCCCTCATCGTTGGGAGTAATGGCTTTTTTCACATTGGCCCAAAGCTCGTCGAAATTGCCAATTTTGGTCCAGAACTCGGTACGGTCCAGAGAAACACCGGACGGCACCGGCTGCACGGAAAGATAGGCGTTGCCATTGCTGTCCACAACAACGGTGTTTGCCTCATACTGGCTTGTGATGTCCCACTGAATCGGGTTTGCGTACTTGATCGTGGCCAGGCTGACGAAATTCGTAAGTTTGGTATTGAACTCGTTCAGCTCGTCCATAATCCAATCAAGATTGAGATCATGGAAATTGGTGTAGGGCGCTTTGTGAATAGGATTGATACTCATAAATCACATCTCCTTAATATACCAGCAAACAAAAGTTTGCCCGGATGTCAGTGACGATTTTATGAACGGCGTTCTCCATTGCAAGGGTACACTCTTTGGCAATAAGGTCTTGCGGGTCCCGTCCTGCCCGGCCCTTCTCGGTCACGGTGTCTTTGTAGCCGTTGTGCAATTCGGAGGTGTTGTTATCGGTTGTGGTCTGATCGGTGGTGGTCGTGTCCGTGCCGCTGCTGGTAATGGTGTTTCCAGTTCCAAGGGCCGTTGTACTCTTTTCAGCGGTTTGCAATGTCCCGCTGTCAAACCCCGCGACGTCCCGGGTGGTGCTGTCGCTGCCGGTATTTTGGCCTGTGGTGGTCAGGTTAGGCGCTCGGGTGGTTGTTCCCTTCACGCCGTTTGTGCGGTTGATTGTGCCGCCGCTGGTTCCTGCATGGTCGGTGGTTCTGGTTCGGTCATCGGAAGCCAAAGCATCGTATTTAAGGCCCAGCGCCTCGGCGTACCGGGTCCAGCTAGGAAGCATGGTTTCAGAATAGACGCCCAGCGCCCTGCGCATAGTGGGGCCATCCGCGTACAACACCTCCAATTCCAGCGTATCAAACAGTAATTGGCTGCAGACAGTTTCTTTAGATACACTGTTGGGGAGTTTCAAGTCATCGAACAATTCCGGGTACCCTGCCAACAGGCCGTTAAAGCTCAACGTTGCGTGCATCGTTGTTCACCTCCTGCTTCCCGGTATCGGGCGGAAAACGCCAATCGACCCATAAAGTAGATTTGTCAATTCCAAATAGCTTGTGGACCCGCTCACACCCATGCTGCAAGCTGTCCAACCATAGCGACGCTTTGGCGGCTGTCTCAACGTTGTTAGAATTGACTTCGTCGGTTAACATCCGCTCTTTCTTGCTTGTGTTGGTGTTGGGGATGCCTACTTCAGTATCGAACAGGGCTTTAATGGTTTTAAGGGCTGTCAACAGTTCGTTGGTAATAAAGTTCCCTTTAAGGTCTGTCGCAAAGTACATCCATGGGGCCTGCCCGGATGCCCCATTTTTAGGCGCTTTGAGCAAAGAAGAATCCACAAAAACGGCGGGGTCGCCCTGCATGATCTGGTCGAACATCTTTTTAAAAGATTCTGCACCGGCCTTGTTACCAGAGGCGAACACATACGCCAACCGGCTGTTGATCAAATTGCTCTGGATGGTCTGGGCGGCAAGTGCCATCATATCCCCATAATAGGCCACAATATCCACCATACCGCGGTAATCGGGCTGCAAATTGATGATCTCGCACTGCTTCCCGATTTGCAAATAGGGGGTCCCTTTAATAAAAGGGTTTGCAATGATGGAGTGTGTGGGATTATAGAAGATGTTGATGCCGGTCAATCCCATTCGGTCATATACCAGGCCGTATCGGTCAGTGTTGAACACCGTAACACCACCGGATCCGAAAACAAGATATTGCAAACGGTTACTGGGCCATGTGTCGGGGAGCGTCCAGCGGACCATAGACACAGCTTCAAGGAACAGATACTTGCGGAAATAATAGGATAAGCTGTTGCCTTTGGTGTGCATTACGGAGGGGGTCACCGGGGACACATGAGCGTTGATTTGCTCATAGCTGTAGGGGGCGCTCATAACAGACGACCTCCTTTTGCCATTTTAAACAGTAACCACACCGGCAACTTACCGGTGGGCCACGGCCCGGGACCCGGCCCGGGACCCGGCCCGGGACCCGGGCCTCCGCCGGAGTCCCATTCTACATCCCATGTGCCAACCTGATTCGGGATTCTGATAATGCTGGACGGGTCCCTCAGGTTTCCGGCTGCATCGGCGTACTCCCAATGCGTGTGAATGCCCGTTGCGTATCCGGTTTTTCCCTGTGTGCCAATAAACTGCCCCTTTGTGATCGTGTCGCCAACGTTCCAAATCTGTGAGGCAAAGTGTGCAGCTCGCCATGTGGTGCCGTCGGCCATTCGTACTTTAATCATATTGCCCCAGGACTGATCGCCCGAGGTGCTGCCATTCCAGTGCTGCGCCACAACCACAACGCCCGCCTCGGGCGCGTACGCTTTATGATTACCGTGCACCGTGTCAATGCCCCGGTGGGGACTTCCGTCTGGGTACGCCGGATAACCGGCTGTCACTCTGATCGGCGACACGTCAGTAATACACTGTTTGTATACTGCCATTGTTTATGCCTCCTACTCTAAAAAGAATCCATTTTTCATATAACTTTTAACGCTGTCAATCTCGGCGGCAGTCGCGGTTAATGCAATGTCGGGATCATCTACCATAATGAACCCCGGAATACTGAACAGCTGGACGCGCTGGCAAAGGGGCCTGCCGTGGTCCTCGTTGTTGTCGTCCACAAGAATTTTAAAACGGGCAACTATATAAGGGATTGTATCAAAAGCTATTGTGGACCCCGTTGCGCCCTTGCTCGCTACATCTGCATTAGTTGCCTGTGCAGCATTTAAAATACCATTTCCAACGTCAGAAATAGAACCACCGGAAAACGCGGCCTGCAGACCTCCAAACGCAGCAGCAATACCGGTTTGAAGCAGTCCGTTGTTACCTGAGGGGATGCCAAAAGTAATATTAGATAGTTGAATAGAAACACCTAATTTTGCTGTCGTTTCGTGTACTAACTGATTTGCGTTGGTTAATATACGTAAAATACTGTCGCCGGTAAAAAGGTCAACCATATATTGTATAGATAAGGTGTCAGCGCCCCACAGTTTAGATGCGTCAAGAGGTATCACTCCAAAGGGCTGCAAGAAGATAGTGTAGTCCGTGTAGGGGGAGGCATTGCAATACCCTCCGCGGCTTGCCGCTTGAGGGTGCTTCGGGATACTCACGCTCACCGATTTTGTTAATTTGTTATTATCTTCTCCCAAAATCCAACATGGAACGTCTATCGACCACCACCCGACATCTACACTTGAAACAAGCGGTAAATGTGCGGTGAGTTCGGCGATGTCAAATGGAAAGTAATTGCAACTTACGATATACTGATAGGGATTAAAAAGAACCTTTGTTAAACTGTCGCTAATTTCTGTATTGTCAATACTAAGGTATGACACATTAGTCAGCAATTTTGCAGATAGTTTTTTGGCATTTGTAGGGGTCATTACTGCATATGTAATAGCCCCAATGGAGTGTGCGGCTTTAGCTATAAACCCAATAACAAAGAATCCCCCGCTAATTGTTTCCGCAAAGCCACCTTGAAAAGCGGTTGTTACACTTTGCACTTTAGCCGATGCAGGGTAAAGTCCATCTGAAATTGTACCATCATACTGCGCAGACGATCTTGTGACATACTCCGTACTATTGCCGATTTGGTCGCGATAGCTAGCAAGCGTATCAACAGTCAGCGAGGCATTCCAGAGACCATCGGCATACGTCCAATTTTTAACCCAGTAGTACCGGCTGAATGTGGGAAGGCAGCAATAATTGTACCAGGTGGGGTCGCTTTGTGTTGCAATCTTGATTTCGGGGTTGATAATGTTGCACGGGGCTTTAAGGTCAATTCCGAACTCCTGCCCACCGCTGGGCCGCTTTGTGCTGTTTGTGCGCTTTGCAAACTGATAAAAGGTAGCTTGCATTTTGCACCTCCTATAAAATAACCGGCGGGCAGATGCCCGCCGGTGACGGTCAGGACTTAGAGGGGTCCGCGTCCTTGTGCGTGGTGGTTTTCAGGATGGAGGCTTCTGGCACCTGGGAGGCGCTCGGTTTAGTGACGTCGCTGGAGGTCATCAGGAACAAAACGGCGTTTTCGGTGAAGTCATCATACCACGACCACCCGTAGTGGTACCAGAAGTTCGTATACAGGCCACGGGCGTTCATGGGGGTAGGAACCACGCGGGACAGCTTCGGAGTGTAGCCGATTGCATCCCAGTCCAGCAGGCACCCAAACACATTGGTGAGCGTCACCGCGTCACTCTTGTACGCCCCACCGTCGGTGCTGGTTACGACAGGCGTCGCAGAGATGGTTTCGCGCTTGTTAATGTTCTGCCAGAATGTGACCTGTTCGGCATCGCGGTATTTTAGCATGTTATCGTGGAATACCTCGGGAATCACGCGGGCGTCGATCTGACTCTGCGTACCGCTGTACAGATAGAGGTGCTGACGATCATACGGCGTGTGGCGCATGATGTTGTACGTCGTGCCGCCAATAACCCAATTCTGATGCCAGTTGATGGAACGCTCTTTCATCAGGCGGGAAATGTCGTTGATACGTCCATAGGCATATTTGGCAAACCCCGGGAAGTTCGCTTCTTTGTACACGTCCTGCACGGTCAGGGTCGTGCCCTGCTGGGCGTTGTACTCGTCAAGCAGATAAATAACGCTGCGAGGGCTTTTTGCCGCCATGCCGGTCAGATGATTTGCCATCAGGTTGGTGGCAAGGTTACGGCGGTCCGCCTCGATCTGGTTCGACAGATGCAGCACGAACGAGGCCCAGAACTGCGCCAGTTCCTCGGGGCCTTTGAAGGCCGCTTCCATCTGGGTGTCGGCCTGCGTGTACACGCGGCTGTAATTGGTCTGACCATAGTAGTTCGTTTGAAGGACTGTAGGCTTATGGACTTCGTACATATCCACGCTCTGGCCTTCCTCCAGCGCCCACGCCTTATCGGTGACGGGGTCGCTGTCGCAAAAATTGATCTTCCGCACATGGTTGGACCAATCATCGCCCGTCACCTGCAAGCGTTTCAGCGGGGCATCGTAGGGACGGACGGCAAAAATGGTGCGGCCCAACACCTGGCTGATCGCCTTGGTGTAGTTGTCGGTACCGGTCAGCAGCGTGGCCTGCGCCACGGATACGAAACTCGACGTATCCACGATGGGCGACGTCGGCGTCTGGCCGGTGGCCACCTTGTTAATTTCCGTCAGAATTGCGGCAATGTCCGCAAAATCCATACCAAGAGGCATGTTACTTCACTTCCTTTCCATAAGTTGGGTCGATAATTCGGGCTGTAACAGTGGCAGCATCTGCCGCCGGCTGCTGCTGGATGCCAAGGCCCACCGCGTTTGCCTGCAGCGTCTGGGTCATAGTCTGCAATGCCTGGGCGCTGGTCTGCTGACCCTGCAAAATCTGCTGCAACAGGGTTTCGAGGCCATCATACTGCGGCACGGGCTGCGGCACGGGCTGCGGCACAGGCTGCGGCGCGGGCTGCGGCGCGGGCTGCGGCACGGGCTGCGGCACGGGCTGCGGCACAGGTTGCTCCATAGCTTCGATCTCTGCTTTGGTGTATCCGGCCATTGCGAGGGCTGCTTTTTCACTGATTTTCAACTTTAGTCGCCTCCATTACAACGTACGTGTCATGTGTCAGGCATTTAATGATCTGATCTTTATCGCCTTTGGAGAGAGGACCCACCGCGCAGCACTGCCGCGTGTGGGCGACGTCTGCCCAGTCGCTATAGTAGCCGATGCCCAAACGAGTGCACAGGTCAGCCAGCAAAAACGCGCGCTCGTTTGTGATCGACTGGGCAAAAATGATATAACAACCCATAGTCAGCTTTCCTTCTTGATGTCGTCCAAGGCGAGCCTCATCTCGGTAATAGCCGCAGTGTTCTCCTTGACAACGGTGTTACACTGATACCACATCAGCAGAAAAGCGGCGATAGGAAACCCCACGTTAGAAATAGCCTGAATCACAGTATTAGCATCCATTTGTGCTCCTCCATATTAAATATAAATAAATCCCAGGTTCTTGCGCTGGCTGACGCATGCCCGCCCCTTCTGGGGGCTGCCTGTGGGCACCTGGGATTAACTTTAGTATATATTACCTGTATAAAAAAGTCAAGTACCGCAATACTCGCGAAAGAAAATTTCATCCGAGTAGCGCTCAAACTCAATTTGCCTCTGCAAATACGCGGGCCAGATATACCCATACGCGGCCCTGAATCGTTTACGCTCATAATCGCCAGTGCCGTATGTGGGCATCTCGCCGGACCGATGCCTGCACACATAGTAGAGGGGTCTACTCTTATGCTCATAGATGCAGCATCGCCCAATTTGAACAAGTGGGTAGTATTCCCGGAGGGGCCGGGATACAACCAAACTTTTCTCCTCGGCGCTGTACTGGTTTTCAATAGCAGACCTATAAAAGTCCGTTCCGGTCATGGACCTATAGAGGGCCGTATTGGCTTTCTCTTTTGCAATAGGGCTGTCCACTAGATCAATCAAAAGAATCCCTTTATCGGCCAACAGCTTGACGCGCTCTTTCTTGCCGATCATCTTTTCAACCGTATCTGTAATTTCCCACTGCATATAATAGGGGTTCGCCATGCCCACAGCGTTTGACATACACAACAGCGTCAGGGGCTTTTGCCCTTGCAATTCGCGGTTACGGTTGACCGTTTCATAAATGTTGGCAAGGCCCACGCCCTCGCCCCGCCGATAATAGTCGGACTCTTCTTTCTGATACTCGTCCAAGATAATTATATTGGTATGGGGGCTTGAAAAACCACGGGTGCGAGCAAGAGTCACCACACTACCCACTACGCCCGACATCTTGGCCGGTTTTATGGGCGCTCCTGTATCCGTGTAGGCTCCTGCATTGCCCACTTCATACAGTCCTGCTATTTTGGGCAATTTGAACGGGGCGTAGTGCGTTTGCAAATCGTCGTTCAATGGAGACCACGGCCACATACTGGGCGAGGCACAAATAAGTTCCGCCTGCTGCGGCGTGCGGCGCAGATATAGAAATTCTTCCTCGGTCTGGTGCACGTGCTTTAGCGCTCCGTAGGTCTTGCCGGTACCACGTCCGCCCCATATAAAAATAATAGATGCTCCGGTGGACAAAATACCATCCTTTTCGGAGAAATTAGGCCATCCTTCATCGGTGTACAGTTTAATCATCAGACAACCTCCATAATCTTGTACCCTAATATCTTTGCGTATTCGTCGGTGATTCCCAATGTGTACGTATTATCACAAATACACAGGTTTCTTGTGATATGTACCGGGTGCCCGTCAACCACAAAATCGGGCACATTGGGCCGGTCATTATAAATAACCTGATTTCCGGCGGCAAGACAGAACGTAAAGCCGGGCTTGAATACCTCAAAACCACCCCACAGGGCCAGCTCCAAACCACCTTTCCGCTTGCTAACTCCTGCTATGGTAGTAGTGATCGGCCCGCCTTTTTTATAGGTAGTCGCGTATTTCTTAGCGCCCCACGTCATAAACTCCGCGTAGCTGCGCTCCTGCTCGTATACGCCCATGTAATGAGTATTGCCTTTGGGGTCTGTAGCGCAAGCGCCGTTATCTTTCGCTAGCTGTTTCACCGCTTTGTTAAACTCCGCTAAATCAATATTACCCATGTATTTGACACTGTCGGTATCGCAGTACACGCCATTTTTGCCCGCGGCCCATTGCGCTATTTTTAGGCGCTTGCGGGTGTGGGCCGTTGTCCATACGCCCCATTGGTAAGGCAAAAACAAGTGGGGGCGATGCTCGTTATAACTGCCCTCCGGGTCGTCGGTGCATTCACTCCAAAGATTGTCGGGGTCGTCCTCGTCAAAAAGTGTGTCCAGCTGCAAGGGGTCTTGTGCTGTCATGCCGTAATAGCTATTGAGATCGCCCTTGGACTTGACATAATACAAATCTTGACCGGCCACACCTTTAAGAGATGTCTTGCCGGTATAGCTCTCTTTTACACAATCCGTCAAGGGCTTTGGCAGTTTGCCGTAATCGGACGTATATAGGTCCAGAACGTTAAGGGCGTCCCAGTCATACTCTTTGGCAATGATTCTAAAATCTATATCGGTTATGGTAATCTCCAACTGTTCAGCAGACAACAGACGGCCATTGTCGTTTATGTATCCTTCACAGTGCCGAACCTTCGCAAGGGGGATATACGGAAACCCCCACCATTTAAAGCGCTGGCGCAACCCTTTTACTTGCAAGCGCATCAGACACGCCTTGCCGTGCCTCATACATTGCATCAAACGCTCTACGGTGGCCGGTTCCTGCCTAAATGGAGTCATAGGAAAATAACATTCACATTGCACGGCAGGGTATGCACTAGACATATCCACGGAACCGACATTTTCCAAATGTAACCCCACATAATAGCGGTTCGCGTGCGTGTCACCGCCCCGGAACGCCTCCCGCAACATTTGGTATAAATCCCACGACGGCAAAAGGCGCTTGACCCGTTTAATGCCCCATTTATACATTGCTTCTCGGGCCATTCGTCTGACATAACCCGTCCGCGTTAGTGGTAAAGTATACAGGTCGTCGCCGTCTCGGGTCATCTCGATTAACAGGCACTCCACAATACACCTGACATCATTGATACAGTACGCTAATTCTGTAGACGTTAATGGCGTCCATGGGTACCGAACTTTGTAATAATCAAGTGCCCCGGTCAATTTGGCATGTGGGGCACCTAGCTGTTTGCCCCAGGCATCAAGGGACAAATTGCTGTGCCGCATACTGCATCTGTACTCAATAGCTCGGTTGTCACATTTTAAGACCCTGCGGGGTTTGCTGGCGAACACATCACCGGGCCCAAAATCCAAAACGCCCGACAAATATTGAAATTCATGTGCAAGATTGTGAACGTACATACACAGAAACCAGTCACCCTGCGGGCCACTATTTGCTTGCAAATAGTCGCTGATCGCTCCTGTGAAGTTCAACCACTCTTCCCACGTTCTGCCAATAATAGTAATATCCAGACCTAGTTGACACTGCCATATATACATTATGGTATGGGGATTCCCGTCCGCATCAACACATACTCGGGAAGTCTCAATATCAAACGCACATGGCATATTCACATATAGGCGCTTCTTATTCGTTTTGCGTTTCTTGCCTTTTGTGTGTTTGCGGTCTAGATGCTCCATAAGCCACGGGACAGGGTCGTAATTACAAGCCTCCGCCAAAACCTCCGCGCAGGTCGGCGGAACTGCTGCCGTCGCTGTAGTCCCATTCTTTGCCATAGGTAACCTCGCCTTGTTGCCACTTTACAAAATCGTCGATACTGACATTGTAACCGCCTTTCTCGCGCCAGTACATAACCGGCTGGTCGGACGGATAGTAATAGACGCCCGATGCTTTCACGATCTCCCACCATTCTGACAGGGCAGTATATTGATCTTCGGGCACGTCGGCTACATCAATACCACCGACTTTCATTTTTTGTTCAAATTCCGCACGTGCACCGCCCACGGTGGAACCTTTAGAACGCACAAAACGCGCTACATCCGCAAGCGCCTGTTCCAATGCTTTGCGGTCTCCTTGCATTGCCTTCAGAGTGGGGAAACCTCCGGCAAATTCTTTATAAACGTCGCTTGTGCCGCTGATTGGGTCTTTTGATAATCGCTTGATACGTTTTTGCGCAATGTCGCGCAGTCGAGTGTATTCTTTGCGCATCTGATTATATGGCCAAGACTCCAAGGCATAGGGGGTATACAGCTCGGCACTGTATTTAAGGGTTGCACTTGCTTTAGCTGCGCCTACTGCCATGCTTTTCGCGCTCCTTTCTATCTAAAATCATATAATACCAGTCCAGAGGGTCCGCTTCGATGCCCAATCCGTTGAAAATGATTTTGGCCCATTCAGAGCGGAAAAACTTAACATCATTGGTTGCGACTCCACTATATACAATGGCCGTTGCGAGGTAGATCAAAGAATCGTAGCAGTTAAGCAAGGACACTCTATTATCTTTACTTTTCATGGGGCCTCCTATAATAAATATGGCCGCCGCATGTGCGGCGGCCATTGGGTAGATCAAACCAGGTTCAAAGACAAAACCTGGCCTTTTTTGGTGCTAATCAACACAGGTTTGATCTTCACCGGTTCCGTCCACGTATCAGGAGTGCCGAGCAGCGTAAACATCCGCTTCAAAGACTGATAGACACCAACGGAAACGCAGGCGTAGGACTGCCCGTCCTCGGTAATGAGGACGACGCGGGGTGCAATCGTCTTGCCCTCGGGGACATCGTCCTTGCTGACCTCCACGCACTCCACGGACACATGAACCAGCGACAGCACCTCATTGACGTGTTCCTTCAGCTTATTGGCGGGGTTACTCGTCGCGTTGTAGAACGCAACCGCTGCAGAGCGGTCAGAGAGGTTCATATCGGTGTACCCGATACCGGTATTCATCACATCGGACACCATCATAGCACCATTGTTTTCGGACTTCATCATTGCTTCAGACATAATATAGCTCCTTTCATTATGTGCCCTGTCATTATCAATACCGGGCGGGCGGCCCGGTAGACGGCCCGGAGGCCGTTTCGACTTATTTTTCTGTGTTAAGGTATTTACGATAGGCAGATAACACCTCATAGCGAACGGATTCGGCCCCATAGTACAGGAGATCTAATGGTTGGCAGATACCTTTGAAGTTCTTTAAGTAGTCGACATGCTCTTCACAATGCTTAAGGGCTTGCCAATAACCGGCAAACCAAGCACGGTCTTTTGCGGCTCGGATAGCGTCCTTAGGGTCCTCGTACTCGCAGCACGTCAAAGTTCCGTCCGGGTGAATCTCGATAATGAATTTACGCATTTCCATTTATTGCATATCCTTTCTGTTAAAAAATGTTCAGAGTCTTTGCAAGACTAACAAGCATCTTAATACTGTTGATGATGTCGTCGTCAGAAAGATCAGTTAAGTTCTCACCATCAAGAGTAATGGAATCATCGGTTGAAAAAGTGATTTTAATCACGGATTCTTTTTTCATCGGAGCACCCCCTTTCTTGTTTCTTTCATTGTCTATATTATACCATACACTAAATTGCATATGTTGCTATTTACATTGTAAAAATTGCTGTACTCCCCTACCCTACGGGCGTGGGTACTATATTTTGTGTCTATTGACATTTTGCACAAAGATTTGTCCACTGGGGAAGAAAATTTTGTGCATTCTGCTATTACGTGTCCC